AATGCGTTCCTGCCGGCCGACGGCGCGGGCAATTTGTGTGGCAAGCCAGCGCAGGGTTTTGTTGATGGCTCGCCGCTGTGCAGCAGCAGCGGCTTTGGGCACCAGCGCGGCAAAATCCTGAAAGGCTTTTAGGTCTGCTGCCGAGGTTTGTAGGGAGATCATCGCGCCGCCGGCCGAAGGCTTGAAGTAGCTGCCGACACTCATGGCCGTTTCCTCAGAATCAAGGCAACCAGACCGTCACCGGTTGGCTCAAGCTGCAGCAGATCGTAAGCCCCACCACCGTCCAGTTCCGGTACGTCAACACTTACCAGCAGCCCCTTGCTCAGTCCATCGGCGTCAGCAACGCGAACTTCGAAGCGCGGCTCGCGAATGGCGGTGTTCAACCGCCCCATCCGCGGCTGTAACCAGGGCGCCGAGAACATACCCAGCACCGGTTCGTTACGCCCCTCAATCCGTGCCCTGTCGCCCAAGGTTTCGAATACGATGTCGTCGACATCGGCCATCAGCTCGCGAATACCCATGACTACATATCCAACAGGATCTGCGCCAATGGCCGAGTGCACATGTGCAGAGGGTTGGACTGCGCTTCACCGGCCATGCCCTTGTTGAACGGCAACGGTTCGATCTTGCTGTAGTACGGCACGCCTTCGGTGTTGACCGTTTCCATGTAGTCCGCCGGGGCAAACACTGAGATGTACAGATCCGGCACGCCTTCGGGAATCAGCAGCGCCTTGTCGTCGTGCACGAACGTCATGCCGGCGACCTTGCCACGGTAACGCTCCCAGGTGATGCCGCCGTAGTCGAAGCTCTCGCGCGCATCGCCACGCAATGATGCCGCCTGCTGGGTGTTCAGATAGGTTCTGTTCACCTCGTCCAACTCCAACATCGCATTCCAAAAGTTCTTACCGCAGAAGGCGCGCGAACCACTACGGGTCACACTGCCCAGAGCTTCTTCCTGCATGTCCAACGCTTCACCGCATTGCACACGAAAGGATTTTTTGTCACCGGTCAACTTCATGGATAGCGACCGACGTTGAACCCCGAAGCGTTCATAAAGATCGAGCAATACGGTTTTGCCATCAGCGTCGTAGATCTTGCCGTTAAGTGCACCCAGCCGCTGGAATTCATGGGTGACGTCCAGTTGGCGACGCGCCTTGGCCAGACGTTTGTTGACAACGTCTTGCACCGACTGCAGCTCGGAGCGAGTACCGAAAGCGCGAATACCCTGGATCTCATCAGCCTTGATAGTGAAGCGTTGCGGCAGGTGCACGGTGTTGAACGGGATCAGGTTGCGCTTGCTGCCCGACACCACCAGACCGGAGGTGCCGCGCTCACCGGCCGGTACCAGGGCGAGGGTGTCGCCGTCTTTCTCGATCTGCACCGTCAGAGTAGTGATGCCCTCCTCCTGAAACAGACCCAGGCTGCCAATGCGCCCGGGAACGTATTCCTGTTCGTTGATGGCGGCGGTCAACGAGGACACCGAGAATGCCTCGTCGTTGAAGATTTGAATGTCAGCCATGAAGCAGTCTCCAGAAAACAAAAAACCCGCACAGGGCGGGCTGAAAATTTGAAGGCGATCGCCTTAGCGGACGATCACGTTATGGGCGGCCAGCGCTTTCTCGGCGGCCAGATCCAGACCGGTCAGGTGTGCTTCACTGACCTCGGCCAGACGTACAACGGCACGCCCGCGACGGACAATGTCGGACGTGCTCAGCGGGCCGAAGAGAATCGCCTGCGCGTTCTCGCTGCCGTCTTCGGCGGTCGGGTTGTACGGGGCGAATTCGCCGGTGGCGGTGACCAGCCCCAAGATCTGGCCAGGCTCCAGTGCTGGGCCGGCGGCGACGTTGATCGCTTCGCGGGAAATGGTGCCAGCCCCCTCGGACAGAAGGAATTCACCGGCGTGCATCGGTTCACGTTGAATGTTCATGCAGTAGCTCCAGTAAGTGAGGTTCGTTTGCCGGTTTGCGCCGCTTGGCGTGCGGACCAGATCGAGGACTGATCGATCTGCTTGGCCTGCACTTTCGGCGGAGGGTCATCGGCTAGCGGCAGGCTGTTGTCGATCTCGAAGCCTTTGCCGCTGCCGACCAGTTTGTCGAAGAGCCGGGCACGCACCGCCGAGGTATCCAGACCGGCCGAAACGTACTCAGCACTGAACTCCGGTAACCGCGCGGCGACGCACAAGTCGTTGATGGCTTTGGCCTGGGTCAGCGCCGCCTGCACCACCGCTTCGCTTTCCAGCTTGGTGACTGCGAGCAGCGGCTCGATCAGGTTGCTGATACCCGCCGCCGTGCAACGCTGGCTGATCAGCACAGCGAGTTGTGCGGCATTGGACGCTGGCGCCGGTGTGGGTTCGGGTTCCGGATCGTTCGGTTCATCCAGTTGAGCCAGCAGTGCGGCCGGGGCATGCTGGAATCGCTGCAGCACGGCGCCTTGCCCCAAGCACGCTTTGACCTTGACGCCGTCGCCGATCTCATCGGCCAGACCCAAGGCCACCGCTTCGTTTGCCGTCAACCAGGTCTCGGCCGCCACCAGGCGGCGCAGCTCGGGCTCGTCGATGTCAGGAGCCTTGGCCTTGTAGGCCGCGATGATGGCTTCCATGGTCTGGTCCAACACATCGGCGACCTTGCGAAAGCTCTCGGCGTCGCCGGCGGCGTAGGTCCAGGGGTTGTGGATCATCAACATGGCGTTGGACGCAATCACCACCCGGTGCGCGCCACATACGGCCACGCTGGCTGCGCTTGCCGCCAGTGCATCGACCCGACCAGTGCAACGCTCACCCAACCGCGACAGCGCGTTGTGCATCGCCAGCCCATCGAACAGATCGCCCCCGACGCTGTTGAAAGCCGCCACCACGGGCGACACACCATCGTCCATGGCGCGCAGATCCTGGACAAACTGATTGGCGGTAATGCCCCAGGTACCGATCTCACCGTAGACGAACACTTCAATGGTGCGCTGTTCGGCCTCGCCGTTGGCCTGCATGGCGTACCAGCTCTTGTCAGAGACCTGCACGCGCTCGCCGGCCTTGTTGTAAATGCGCGGTCGCGCCTGTTTGCTCATGATTGCTCCTTGTCGTCGAGTGACTCGATGACGTCGAGGGTGTTGTAGTTGAGGCCCAGGCGAACGGCCCGGGCGAGGTCAGCGGCGTTTTCCGCATCGACCGTTTCGGCGTCGTAGCCGGTGCGCAGCACCATCTCGCTGCGCGAGGCGAAACCGGCTTTCACTTCCATCGTGCGGGCCTGCACGTCCTGCACTGGCTGGATGTAGGCCCAGCCCTGCGGTACCCAGCGGGTGCGCAGATATTCGCGTCGACGCTGGGCGTAATCCTCCAGCACCAGCGCACCGGACAGCACCGCCATGTCCATCCACGCGGCACGGACCGGCCGACACAGCTGATGCACGTAGACGCTGAACTGCAGCTGCTCCAGCCGGCGGCGAAACTCGTTGAGCACGACACGCAAGGCGCGGTCGTTGATCTCGCGCATGTCGCCGGTGAGAATTTCGTAGGGTGTACCGGTACCGGCAGCAGCGGCCATCAGTTGCTGCCGCATGAAATCCGGGTAGTTGTTACCGGCGTCCGGTGGTTTGGAGAATTCCACCTCTTCGCCCGGCCCGAGTTCCTGCATGGTGCCGGGCTCAAGCGCAACCATTGGCGTGAAGCCGTCGCGGTCGGTCACCAGTGGCTGACCGGTTACCGGATCGCGCGGCATGGGACCGGAATCTGGGGGCGGGCGGGTGATAAAACCCGCGAACAGGTTCGCAACCTCCTGGCGAAACAGCACAGCATCGTCGTAGTTGTCGAGGCTGCGCAGGCGCTTGAGCACCGGTGACAAACGCGGCACGCCCCGCAACTGCCCAGGCTCCAGTGGCTCGAAGATATGCAGCACCTGGGTGGCGGGCACCCGCACCAGCTGGTTATAGCCGACATTCAATGCCGAGGGATCGCCCGGGTGCGAGCGGTACATCCAGTACGCCACGCGCTTGCCGACCGGGTTGAACTCGATGCCGGCACGGATCACGTTGCCATCGCGGGTGGTTTCGAATTTATCGTGCGGCACGAACTCCGGTGCGAGCAACTGCAATTGCAGCGGCACCGCATGACCATCGTCCAGACTGCGTGGTCGCAGCCGAATGAAGCATTCGCCCGAGGTTTCGACCGTGCGCGCAGCGAGCGCCTGCTGACCGTAGAAGTCAGTGAGGTCATCGGCGTCCGATTCATCCACCCAGTCCTCCCACAGGTCCTGCAATTGCTTGCGCAGGGCGTCGTCGTCCGTCTTCGGCCGGGGGTTGATACCGGTACCAATCAGGTTACTGACGCGTTTTTCGATAACGTTGAAGGCATATGGATCGTTGCGCACTGCGGCCCGCGAACGAGAGCGCAGATTGCGCAGCGCCGGAGTGTTGATGGTGTTCAAGCCATTGTCGGGCGCATCCCAGCCAGCGGAACGACGGCCCTCCCCGGCGCCTTCGTAACTGGCCTTGATATTCGACGGCAGCAAGAATCCGTTACGGGTCAGCGTCGGATAACGAGCCATTACAGTCCTTTGCCTCCGTGGTAAAGCCGGACCACGCGCGAGCGTGGACCGGCAGCGTTGAGCAGTGAGGTGCGAATTTCGTCGCGGGCCTGCAACAGCTCGGTGATGGTGCGGTACTCGACGGTGCGGTCGCCGAAGCGAACGGTTTTCTCACCGCGCGCAATGGCCTTCTCGATCACGTCGAGGTGCTGTTGGGTAAAGGACATATCAGCGTCTCTTCAGATAACCGCTGGTAGAGCTGCGGCGTTGTGATGGCGATGCAGCAGGTCGCGTGGGTGCGACAGGTGCAGCCGGTGCAGCCGGTGTAGGCGGTGCCAGCTGGGCTTGTTGGAGAACAGCCGGCCGCGCTGTTTCGGCAGTTTGGGCTTGTTCAACACGCGGGGCCTGGACAGGCTGGGCCGGTGCATCGTCAAACAATCCGGATTGTGCTAAGGCTTGCCGCACCCGATCCCAGTCATGTTCCTGGTACCGATTGATGCCCAGGTAATGCGCCATGGCCAGGCAATACACCATCAGGTCTAGTGCTTCGTTGCGCTCGGCTTTGCCCTTGATCCACTCGACACGTTTATGACCGCGGACGTAGCGAGCGACCTTGCGTTCTGCCACACATTGGGCGAAGAAGTCGTCCGGCAAATCGTTGGCAAAATGCAGCGATCCGGGTCCATCCGGGAACGGGTAACGGTTGTAGATCCAGTCCTTGGCGGTGTCGGTACCGACGAACCATAGCTCGGCGCCGTGGCGCTCGGTCTGCCCCTTCCAGGTCACGTCGACCATCGAGGGCCGCTGGGCAATCACCGGCCTCCCCGGCTTACTCGCACCCTTGATGGCGAAGATGTTGCGCCAGCGTCGCATGCGGCAGAACTGATAGACCTCATCGGTGTGATGGCCGCCGGAGTCGACAGCCGTGGCAAGGATCGCCAAGCCAACACCGCAAGGGTGCCGGTAGCGAGCTTTGAGCAGGTCATCAAGTACTGCCCAAGTACGCTCATCAGCGGGATCGCCTGAGATCACCTTGTGATCAATCACCCAGCGCTCCATGCCAACACCCCAACCCATGACCATCAACTCCAGACGGTTGGCCTGAACGTCGACGGCGGCCGTCAGCATCAGCGAGCCGGACGGCATTGATCCGAGGCCGTAGCTTTCCAGCCGCGCCCTGTCCTTCAGCACATCGGCTTTCGTTTGCTCTTGAGCGCTGTCCCAGACCTTGGCCAGGCGGGTGTTGTAGAACACCTGCATCGGTTCAAGATCCCCTTTCGCCTGCGCTCGCTTGGCCTTCTCGTATTGCCTGGCCAACGTGCGCCAGTCCATCCAGCCTGGTGGCGAGTACAACGCGTTGAGATGAAAACCAACCGTCTCGCCATCACCCTCGGCATGGGCTATCCATTCGCCATTGGCAAGCATCCAGCCCTTGTGGTGCTCCTCGATCAACACGTCGCACTCAGGCCCAGCACACTGGTAGTGAACGACCTGATAATCCTTGGTGTAGAGCAATCGTTCCCACTCCAACACCTGCTTGTGCCCGCAAGTAGGACAGGGCACGTAGAAGTAACGCTGATCGCTGGACTCGAACAGGTCACTGATACGCGAAGCACCCTTGATCGTTGGTGAACTGGAGAAGTAGAACTTGGCATTCCGGCCGAAGGTACTACCCCGAGTCTCAGCCAGCTCGATGGGATCCCCCTCCTCTCCGACGTCGACTTCCCAACGATCCACCTCATCGCCGTACACATAGCGCGCTGAGAGCTCGGCCAAGTTGGCCGCGGAGCCCGCAGTGGTCACGTACAGCGAACCACCTTCAAACTCTTTGGTGTCCATCGTGTTGCGGGAGTCACGAGACCGACTGGACGCCACTCGCTTACGCAGAACGGGCGTGGCCTTGATGGTCTTGCTAATCCTCGATGACACCCGCTTAGCCAGACTAAGGCTCGGCAGCAGCGTCAGGATATTGGACGGCGCCATATGGATCAGGCCGCCAATCCAATTCAAGGCGATTTGGGTTTTCATCAACTGCGAAGCCACCATCGTAACGACGCGCTTGCAGGGGTGAGCTGGCGATAAACAGCGCATCGGCTCACGTGCGTAAGGGGTGCGGGATGTGCGGTATTGGCCGGGCTCAGCGGCACCTGAATCACGCGGAATACGCATGTATTCGTCGGCCCACTCGTCCACCCACACATCCGGGTCAGGTTGAAGCCCCCGGAAATAAGCCTCGCAGTACACCGTCGCTCCATCAGATCTGGTCAGGTTCATCTATCACCTCCCAGTTAGTATCCAGTGTGTGGCCGAATTCCTCAGAGGACATACGGCCGGCGTCCTCAAGCCGTTGTCTCAATGCTGCAGTCAGGTGTCGTTCGATCTCCCATGGATCCGACATGGCCGCCAGTTCCGGAGCCAGTTGCGGAGGCATACCCAGCAACGTGTCGCGAAGCATGCGACCGGCGTTGTATGCCCCGGACTGAACTGCCGTAACCTCGACTGTTGAGCCCTGTGCTTTGTGAAACTCCATCTCTGCCATCTGCGCCAAGTAGAACTCACGGTGCGCGCGTGCCTTCTGAAAATCCGGATGCTTGTCTGTCGTCGGAGCCGCCAGCGGCGGCGCAGCCATGGAAGTCGGCTCGGTTTGGGTCGACAGTTGGCTGTAAACGTTGCGCTGAATCCGATCTTGTTGATGGCGTTCAGCAACGGCGGCCTTGCTCGGGTCGGCGGTGTCGCGAATCAGCGCTTCGGTGGCATGTACATCAACCTGTTTGCCATTGGGCGAAAGCACCAAACGGTTGTTGTCTTTCAGCCAGGTGATGTAACTCGGCGACCTGCCGAGCCGGGCCGCGAAGGCGCTCTTCGACAGGTAGGTTGGTTCTGTCATGAGCCCTCCTTTTTCAACGTATTTCAATGAATCCTTTCAAGATTTCAATGATTGAAATTTCAGTAAGCTGGGAAGTCTGCGGCTAACAGTTTCCCGCGGGTTTCCGACCCCGTACCCTTCAGATACCCCCAGGGTCCCCGACGGATTTCGGCGCCCCAGATCGGTGCATCATCCCTGCTCGCCCCCGGCTGGCGGGACTTCGCAGACGCCCAGCCGCTTGGCGGCCCAGCGTTCGTACAACCCGATGGCCACGTCGGCACCGGCCATCGCCGTCAGGCAACCCAAGGCGCCTGCCGTCCAAATCGTCATGCTCGCCGCGATCATCAGCATCATCGCCGACACCCCGCAGACAATGCAGGCACCAGACCGAAGCGCGAGGCGGCGCAACAACGCCCAGCCCCGCGCCCCATCTTTGTCGGCTCGCCACATCTCTCCCGATACGCCGCCGACCAGGGCCAGGACGATCACTAACCAGATCGGCATCTCTGCCAGCGCTTGTTGCTCGTTTGTCATCGCCAACCCCTAAACGCAAAAACCCGGCGCAATGGCCGGGTTTGGTGGTGTGGTGACTGCCGCTATCTGCGGTCGCACCTATCGAAGATGGGTACTTTTTACAGGGCGATTCCGGTGGCAGCAAGCGAGTTTTAATGCCATGGAACAATACGGGTGCAATATGGGTACGACGCGGGTGCGACAGGGGTACAACGTATTCACTCGGCTATCGCTTTTGATTCGGCGTCCCATACGTCCCACCTTTCAAAATCGAAGTGGGACGCCTGAGAGCGCCTAGATTCGGGGCTTCGCCCCACCGTCCTACTTATTTATCTCCTTTCTCGTGTAAAGGGAGAAATTTAAGAACACGCTTGCGCGTGAAACGCGCGTGTAATGTGCCTGCTACGCATATGCGGGCGGGTGACGCTGAAAGGTGGGACGGTGGGACAACCCAGTAAAGACAAGGCCCGCACCTGTCCCACTACGTCAAAACATAGTGGGACAAGGCGGGCCGGTGGGACAGCAACTGCCGGAGCCGTGCCTGGGGTCAAGCAGCCACCCCCATCATGACTCCAAGAATCTGCAGGTGTGCGTCATGCAGGCGCTGATAATAAGTGTCACGACCGCAGCCGCAGTGCGCATATCGCAAGCGCATGCCGACATCGAGGGTGCAGTAGTGCTCTCGCACCACCGCCACAAGCTCGGGCGCGAGGTGCTTGTTCACGATCAGCTCGATATCTAACGAGCTCTCCAACGGCGCACGGAATGCACGCCGCCCACGGATCAACTGGCCATTGCTTTCCATCATCATCGCGACCATGTTGCCACCTGCCATCCCCCCTTTCGAATGATCGGAGTGCAGCTCCTGAGCCCACTTCTTCAGCAACGAATCAATCTCCTTAATCATCGAAGCATGGCTCCTCGAAAGCAGATTGTTCCAAAGCAGACGTCTTGCCCCAGCCCTCAGGTTTCTTGTAACCCCACAAACGAATCCGACTCTTAGTCATCGCACCGAGCCGGTAACGACTCCAACCTAGCCGGTGCAGAATCGCACCGACCCGCATCTGCTCCGGTTTGCCCCAATGCCCCGGATCGAGCTTGAGTGCTTGCGTCAGAATCTCGCTGCCGGTGGTGGTCTCGCCGATCTGCGACTCTTCAAGCCAGGTCAGGATCGGCGTCTCCCATTCGTCCACCACGAAACGCTCGTCCTGCTCCTCGGCGAACAATGTCGCCTCATCCCGAGTCACCCACCAGAGGTCGCCCGCGTCATAACAAAACACGGCCTCGGCCCACAGTTGATCGCGAATGGAGCGCAACAGCTCAAGGTCTACCTTGGTACAGGCCACCGGCCAATACCTCCGGTTACCAGTGGCATCCTTCAGGTATTCCTCTTGGTTGGTGGTGCCGACAAATACGCACTGACGCGGCACGTCCATGGTGCGACGGCCGTAACTCTCGCGGTAGGTATCGGTGGACGCCGAGAAAAACTGTTTGGCCTTTGTACTTTCCGCTTTGTTGAAGCTGTCCAGCTCGCCAAGTTCGACGATCCACTTTCCCCGGATCGCCTGAAAACCGTCTTTGTCGCCCAGGGCGAACGGTGTGTCCATGAACCATTCACCGCCGAGAATGCTCATCGCCGTCGATTTACCAGCACCCTGCGCACCTTCGAGGATCATCACCGAGTCAGCCTTGCAGCCCGGTTTCATAACCCGCGCTACAGCCGAAATCATCCAGCGCTTGCCAACCTTGGACGAGTAAGCAGAAGCCCTAACGCCCATGACGTCCGTCAACCAGCTTTCCAGACGCGGCACACGATCCCATTCCAGCTTTTTTAGGTATTGCCGCACTGGGTGAAACTCGTGGTCATGCGCCACGACACTCACCGCCTCGATCACATGGGACGCTTTGACCCGCAGGTTGTAATGTTGCGCGAGCCATTTCATTACCCGCACATCATCAATGTCAGCCCAGTCGCCCGTACCCCCGCCATAAGGCGCTGCACGTAGCTTGACGATCTTCGAACTGAACGCGCTGAAACTGATGACTCCGGCCCAGCGAGGATCATTGGCGAGGATCAATTCAACGTTTTGCATGTGTGCGATCAGTGCGCCGCTGTCACTACGGGCCAGGAGATCTTTCCACCCGCCTGCGGCCGGCGGCTTAACCACCGCCAACACTTGACGGCGCACCGCCTCCAGCCCCTCTGCGACGTGCAAATCGTTGAAGTCGGTCCATTTATCACCGCGCTCACCGGAAAAGATTGGTGCAACCACCTGGCCACCAACGATCAGTGCCGCGTTATTGGCCTTTTCTTCACCAGGGTTCCAGGCATCACCGTTCGGCTTGGTAGTTTTCCAGTCATCATCGCGGCAAATGATCAGCGGACAGCCCGCGAACCGCTCACGCATGGCCTTACAGACCGCAAGCAAGTTACCCGCATCGAATGCTACGGCGACGGTAAGCGAGGTCGCCATGTGCAGGCTGGCGCCAGTCGCATAGCCTTCACACACCAGCACGGGATCGCCAGGATCGGCGTCCGGTCCTAGGAGGTGGAAAGCCCCCTCTTTCGACATCCCGTAAGGCCAATACGTCTTGTCCCGGCCAGTGTCGTCCTGTTTGTTCGGGTAAATCACCTGAAGCCCGACGATTTCGTCCCGTGCATTGCTCATTGGGACCAAGACTGCCCCGGAACGCGGCGCGTATCGCACCCGGATACCGACGATTTGCTTGCGGTCCAGGTATTCGCTACGGCCTTTCTCCGGCATCCGCTGGAACAAGCCATCCGCTCGCTTCGCCGCCCGGCGCGCCGCATTGGCCGCAACCTCAGCAGCACGACGCTTGCCCTCTTCCTGCCGAGCGCGCATCACTTCGCGTTCTTCGGGTGACATCCGGCCGGCCTTGAC